CTTCTACTATTGAGTTATAAATCATAGCATGACCTCTATGAGCAGGTTGAAAGCGCCCTGGGTAAATTATTACCAGTTTACCATCTCTAATTTGTTCTGTAAAAAAACGGTTAAAAGCTATCATTGAAATTTTTTCTCCCTAGGTATTGAAAAATTAGCTCTAGAAAACTCTAACCGGTCGACAAGCTTAATCATATTACCTTCATGATCTACAGCTACGTAACCTTCAGGTTGAGTGACTTTAAGAGTGCCGTCAGGTTGAGCTAAAAATTGACGAGAGTTAATAGCGTTGTTATATTTTTCTATAAAGATCTTTTTAATTTCGGCAAGTAATTTGGAAACAAAGAATATATTTACTAAAGTCATTTTATTGGTTTGTAAGTATTCTGTATTCTTAGCTTTTGATTCTATTTTCTTTTGACGCCCGGCTTCAGTTTTTAATTTTTCGATCTGTTTATCGAAACTATTATTAACCCATTCAACAAATTCATCGAAATTTTTATCAGGATCATCTACAAATCTCCCTTGACGAATTAAAGTGTTTATAAATGTATTAAGATTAGCGTAAGTTGTAGGGGTAAGGGACAACCAATCAATAACCCCTCCAGCCTTTTGTACTTTGTCAAGATTTGTTTTAATAAGCTCTTCTTCTTGATTGGTTAAAGTAGCCATACCCGAAACGTCTTTAAATTTAGCATCGTCGACAAACACTTCAGGTATAAGATTAAACTCTTTAACTGATACATCGGGAGTTTTAGATGTTTCTTTACCGACCCCACCTGTATATTTGGTATGAAAGACAATACCGATTTGCGCGTTACGTACTTTTTGTCCGAGAGGTGAATCAGCTTCAACAGCGTAAGTAATAGTATTAGGTTTAAATGTTAAAAGTTTTTGACCCTCATATTCAATTTCTCGAATATCAGATTTACTGAACATAAAATCCCCCTGATAGTAGTTTTGTTTAATAACTTTAGGAAGATACAAAAAGGCTAATTTAAGCTTTTCGACCAAACCTGGTGCATGACCAAAGTTTTGTACGATTTCTGGAATTGAATAGCTTGCTTTATCAGGATTTTTAGTAGATACAAAGAACTTACCGTTTTCCGGGTTATACCCTGCTAATACAGCAGGTGCACCATCAAATTTAACAGTAGTAAAAAGCTTAGAATCAGTGTTACCCTCGAAGATATTAGTTAATTCATTAATAAATCTAATAGCAACGTCTAACCCCTGTTTTTGACCCACGAGTACCAACTCTTCAAGGTGGGTGAGATGGAAATTAATACCCTTTGATTCTTGTTCTACTACAAGAGGTTGAGGTTTATTATAATTTTTCCAAAATAAGCTATTAAAAGCTTGTTCGATCATAACGCTTTATTATTTAAGCGTTAAGAGATAGCGTAGTTTATTAATAACAGCTAAGATTTCGTCTCTAACGTTAAGACAATCTGTATCCTTAATCGGGTCATGCATTTCGTTAAATGAACCGGTCAAATAGTCATTTAGTTGAATAAGGACGTCTTCTAAATCAATTTCATCTTGATTAACTAAGCCAAAATCGATTGGAGTTTCAAATTTAAGTCTTCCGTATTTGCCTTGATGTATTTCAACAAGACTATCAATTAAATCATCTAAATCGCCATAAGCATTACCTAAAGCTTTATGGGCAGCATAAGAAAGTGTTTGCCAGTGAAGAATTCTTAACTGGTTTTGAATTTTTATAAGGTTAACAATAACCTTATCCATTTACGCAGCAGGTTGTGTTGGTGTACCGGGTTTTTGTTGCTGAGCTTGTTGAGCGGCTTGCATTTTTTGCAATGCCATTTGAACTTGTTGTTCTGTCTTAGCAGCAATTAGTTCTTGTACAATTTTAGGATCAACGGCAGGCTGCTGCGGTTGACCAGCGACAGGTTTAGGTGGAACACCAGCAGCGGTTGCTTGCTGTTGTGATGTTATCGGTAAGGCTTCTTCTATTCTTTTATAAATGGCATCAAATTTACTCATATATATTATTTAATCAGGAACAGTAATTTTCTCCGCCTATTTGGCGAAGGGCTTACAATTCTTTACATTAATTAGGGGTGCCGTTAGCTAAATCAACTGTACCCATGGAAAAAGTTTTTATTTTTTTATTTTTTTTCTGGAAGTTAATAAGAGAATTCTTATTCAAAAACTTTTCTAACTTCGAGCTTATAAGTTTACCGTTAGATAAAACTCTTTGTACTGCGTATTCAGTGTCCGGTGAATCAAATTGACGAACTTTGACCCAGGGTACAGGCAATACTTTTAATACTTTTTCAAAATGCTTATCAGTAAATCCAACATCTTTTGGTAAAGGATATACAACAAGAGCTTTTGGATACTTGGAGTCACATTTTTGATACCCATAACAAAGCTTTTCTAAACAATAATGATAAAAGAACTTTTGAATGTCCTTAGATTTAAATGAATAAGGGATCTTATATTTTTTACAGAACCCGTAAGACTCTTTGAGAGCCTCTACGAAGTAAGGATAGAAGTCTATGCCGCAAACCCGGGACTTGGGATACTCTTTGAAATGCATTATTGTAATAATGCCTGAACTTGCTCTAGGGTCAAGCCATCTTTAATAGCATTATCAGCTGTTTCATGAAGTTGGGCAAAAATATTATTAATTTTTTGCTCATACTCTAAAAACGTTTTATGATTCTCTTTATTGTACTCAATATTAGAAGCGTTTTCTAAGATTGCTGTCTGATTTATAAGATCTAATTTTGAACCAAGATATTTTTTAATCTTAAGAATTGTTTTTGTTTCTGGTGAATAGGCAGCTCTCTCTTGCTCGGTTATTGGCTCTTTTATCTTATCTCCTTTTTCGTTTATAATACCAAGTTTGTAAGCCTCGAAGTCTGTAAAGGATTTATTAAGCTGTTGAGTTAAAAATTTATTTCTTAAAGATTCGTTAAACATTTTGTTATAATCAATACCATGAAGGTGAATATCTGAAAACGGATTTAACTTACACCCTTTACCAAAAGATGGTGACCCGCAATACGAACATTTTTTAGGGTCTGAAGGATGAAAATGTACCCCTTTAGGCGCAAACCTACAACCTTTGCCGTAAGATGTAGAATTACAATATAAACATCTCGAAACTGGTTTAAAAGCAGATACTTTCTTTTCGTCAATCAATTCCATTATGTATTATTTAAGGAGACTCTTAGGAGGAGTCCCGATTCTAAGGTTCAGAATACCATTATAATAATCATCTCTTCGCAAAACGTCTTTGCTTATTTGTTCTTTAGCTTCTTCCCAAGCTAACTCCCATTTAGAACCACAAACCTTCAAGATACGAAATTCGAAGTTTTCTTTACCATGCTTTTGAATATCTTCGTTTAATTCGTTAGATGATGAAGTATAGGTCTTCCAATCTGATTCTTTATGATCAATTCTATTACGTGTCTTGCCCTTGAGTGGTTTACGTTTAATTTTATGGATACATTGCTTCTTACCAATATATTTCTTACCACTAACCTTATTAGTTATTTCATAAATGAAGCCAAACATGTCTTCATGTACGCTAACATTCTCGTTAATAAGCCAATGACCTGTATCCATAAAAGCAGAATCAGCGTTTCTTTTTACGCTTTTTCTTGCCTTTAATTAATCCTCTACGAGTAACTATACCACCAAATATACTTTTAGGAATACGCGCATCTCCAGGAGCATAGTTATCCCCTGAAAATTGAGTAGCTGTAGACTGAACCCCTGAACCAAAAGCTGATGCAGCCCCTCCTGTTACATTTTCTTCATTCAAAACGTCTAAAACTATTTGTTCTAAATTAATCATTTGTTTACTTTAACACACTTATTTACTCTAGTACCGTCTTTAAGCTTAGTACCTTGTTTGCGATAACCCTTCCAACATTTAGGATCTAATCTACGCTTTTCTTCTTTTTCAGCTAAAAATTGTTTAAATGATTGCATTATTTATTATTTAAGTTGTTTCTTACCTAAAAGAAGCTATTATAAAAGGTACTAATTATGGAAGACCAAGAACAGTCAGTTATTTCGTTAATAGAAAAATATAACGAAGAGATCAAAAAATACGTTACTGTAGATGAGTTTAATATGAAGCAGGTTCAAATGGACTTGCCGGCAACGCGTCACTACTGGGTCGGTCGTCTCATGTACCACAAACAAGAAATTTTAAAACTTAAAAAGCTCAGAAAAGAAGCTCAGAAAAAAATTGCCGATAAGCTCGAGCATGAATCACCTGTCGGTCTTAATCCTAAAACTTTAGAACAAGCTCAACAAAATCATCCCGTAATTATAAAAATCGATGATCAAATAGCTGAGCATAGTTTAGTAATAGAATACCTCGAAAAAATTGAAACTAATTTTAGGTCAATTGGATTTGATATTCGAAACCTTATTGAAATAGTCCGCATGGAAACCACATAAGTTTAATGGTAAATGTAACGTTTGATTATGATACTTCTCGTAAAAAAGGTATAATAGTTTCAGACTATCTTCCAAATATTCGAGAACATTTTTCGGTTGAAGATAAACAACAAGTCTTCAAGCGCCGTTACGCTATTGGTTACAGGCCTCAGACAAGACAATACGCTATAACCCCTCAAGGTAGATTTGAACCGAGATTGCTATTTTCGATTCTTGAGTTTTTAAAGACTCAGGACATACAGTTTAATATTGAACTAACTGATAAGTTTAGAGACATAATAGCTATACCTACTCTAAAAGAAGAGCTTGTAAAGCTAAATCTTGACCCGAGAGACTATCAAGAAGAGTCAGTCCTGGCTGCTATTAAAAATAAGTCAGGTGTAATAGTATTACCAACTTCAGCAGGTAAGACTCTTGTAATTGCTTTGTTGGTTAAATCTATTCAAGCCCAGCATGATTGTAAAACTTTAATTCTTGTACCCGACATTCAACTCGTTGCTCAAACCTACTCAGACTTCCTTGAGTACGGAATCCCGGAAGATGAAATTACTAAGTGGACTGGCTCAACAGAACCGAATAAGAATGCTAAGATAGTAATTTCAAATGCACAAATTTTACTCTCTGAAAAACAAGACCTATCTTTGCTTAAAGATATAAAATTACTTGTTATAGATGAAGTACACAAAATTCGTTATGGAAACAAAATTAATAAAGTGGTGGAGCAAATTCCTGCATTATTTCGCTACGGACTTACAGGAACTTTGCCAGACGATAAAATCGACCAATGGAACATATTCGGGAAGATAGGCAGAGTAATTTACTTTAAACAGTCTGCTGACCTCAGAGAACAGAAGTACATATCTCAGGTTCACGTAGCTGCTTTAAAGTTAAACTACAGTAACGTCCCGCAATTTACTGTTCCATCTATGCATAACCCAACTGCAGGATATGAAGAAGAAATAACCTGGTTACAAACTAACAAGTTTAGGAACGACATCATAACTAAGCTTGTAAATAAAGCTGATAAAAATACTCTCATAATGGTAGATCGTATTGCCCATGGTGAAGAGTTATTGAGAGTACTTCAAGAAAATACTGATAAGGCAGTTCATTTTGTTCATGGTGCTATTGAGATCGAAGAACGAGAAATGATCCGTAAGTTAATGGAAGAACAAGATAATGTCGCCTGTATTGCTATTTCAAAGATCTTTTCAACTGGTATTAATATTAAAAATCTTCATAATATTATTTTTGCTGCTATTGGAAAAGCTCGAATAAAAATTATTCAGTCTATTGGGAGAAGTTTAAGAAAACATGCTAGTAAAAAGCGCGCTACAATTTTTGATATTTGGGATAATCTCCGTTACGGTAATAAGCATGTAACTGAACGTTTAGCTCTCTACGATAGAGAACAGATATCATACTCAGTTACAGAACTACATGAGAGTTGATTTATTAACAAGTTGTTATATACTTTTATATTATGCCTAGACGCAGAAAAATTAAAGACGATGATTTTAAAAATGACCCTAATGAAGAGGATTTTTCATCTTTGTGGGATTCCGAACCAAAAATCAAAAAGAAGCGTGTTCGTCGTACAAAAGAGGAACTTAAACCTAACTACGTTGATCCAATTGAAATGGAGAATCACATTATTCGTTACTACGAAGAAGGGGGTAAGGATATTCCTTCTGATTTAGCTGATATGATTCAAAAGATTGCGACCCGTCTTGGGTATGCAAACAATTTTATTAACTATTCTTATAAAGAAGAAATGATTGGGGATGCAATTATTAAAATGATTACAGCTTTGACGCGTAAACGTTTTAAATGCAAATCAGGCTATAATCCGTTCTCATATTTTACTAAAGTCGCTTACAGAGCTTTCCAAAACCGTATTAAGAAAGAAAAGAAAGAACACGACACAATTCACCGCTATCAGACAGAAGTTTACTCGCTTCTTACAGAATCTGGTCAAATACCTTTTCAAAAGAATACAAAGTTTGATAGTGAGTACGATGACTCTTTCCGAGTTGAAAATCAGTAATGCATTTTAGTTCTAACAAAGTAGCCTGTATATCAGATATACATCTAGGGGTTCATCAAAACTCTCAAACCTGGCATAATATCGCTTTAGACTTCGCAAGATGGTTTGATAAAGAGCTTAAATTACGTGGTATAAAAGATATTATTATTGCCGGTGATATCTTTCATAATAGACATGAAATTGGAGTTAATACTATTCATTGTGCTTATCAATTCTTTGATATTCTAAAGAATTATAACATTCTCACTATTACTGGTAATCACGATTGTTATTACAAAGACAAATCAGATATTAACTCTATTTCTATTCTCGATGGTTATAAAAATGTAAAAGTCTTTAAGGAGCTTAAAACCGTCAATCTTAACGGTAAAGTTTTTAGCTTCTGTCCGTGGGGGGTACCAGTTGAAGAAATACCACCCTGTGATGTAGTCATCGGGCATTTTGAGATTCTTAACTTTAAGATGAATGCCCATAAGGTGTGCGACCATGGTATTGAAAGTGAGTCCTTGCTCGACAAAACCAAGCTTGTTATTACCGGGCACTTTCATTGCAGAGATCATAGAAAGTATACAAACGGTAAGTCTATTCTTTATCTAGGTTCACCTCATGAACTAGACTTTGGTGATAGAGAGCAAGTTAAAGGATTTACAATCCTCGATACTAATGATTTATCTTTAGAACTTATTGAAAATAACGTAACACCAAAGCATAAAAAGATTAAAATATCAGATCTCTTAGATAGCAAAATTGCGTTAGAGAACATCTCAGAAGAGTTATCCAATAACTTTGTAAGTCTTTGTGTTGACAGAAATGTTAATGAGCAAGTTCTTAGTCTGATGCTTTCAAAATTTTATCAATACAAACCTAAGCATGTAAGAACAGATTTTAATATTTTTGAGTCAGTACAGCTATCGGCTACAGAACTAAATGAAGTTAGTATTGACATAGATACGGCATTACATGAATTTGTAAATCTTTTAGATACACCCGTGCCTAAAAAAGATATTCTTGATAAATGTATAGATCTTTATAGAATTTCACAAACAGTAAACGAACATTAAAATTATGGGATATTCAAGCTTAGGATTAATAGAATTACTAAAAAATAAATCAACAATTGTCGGTTTAGAAATTGGTAATTATGATGGAACCGGTGCAGATTTTTTACTTACCTCTCTGCCACAATTAACTCTTTACGGTATTGATCCTTATCAAATATATACAGACTGGAATGGCCGTTTAACACATCATGCAGATGATCCAGATAGTGCAGAGAAAAAAGCTAAAATTAAATTAGCTAAACATGAACAACGCTTTATTCATTATAAACAAACTTCAGACGATGCGCTTGTAAATTTTGAAAATGATTTTTTTGATTTTATTTTTATTGACGGGCTTCATACCTATGAACAAGTACTTTTAGATTGTAAGAATTACTACCCTAAATTAAAACAAGGAGGAGTATTTTCCGGTCACGATTATAACACAATACAAGGAGTACGTCAGGCAGTTGATGAATTCGCACATACACAAAACAAAATTATCAATCTTATACCGACAGATGCTTGGTATTTTATAAAATGAGTACTAAAATTGGAGTTGGAATTATAACTTGTGATAGACCTGATTATTTGAAAGGTCTTTTAAAATCTCTAGATAGCACCAATATTGACTGTCTTTATATTATTAATGATGGCAAACCCTTAAAAGAGCATAATGTTAATATCGGATTAAGCGAAAAGATTCGTTTACACGAGCAAACACCACAAAGACAGGGTGTTGCAAAAGCAAAAAATCAAGCAATGCGTTATCTACTTAGCGAAAATTGTGATTATATTTTTATTATAGAAGAAGATATGCTTGTTTTAGATAAAAATATTTTTAACAAGTATATTGACGCATATAAGCTATCAGGTATTCATCATTTTAATTACGGACCTGGCTCACCTTTTAATCGTAAACAAGATATTCAGTTTGATCTTCATAATCGACATCTCCTTAAACAAGACTCAGAACCAAACCCAAAACTTATAATTGAATATTCAAAAGATATTAAAGTAGCACTATACGAACACACTGTTGCTATGTTCTCTTTCTTTACTAGAGAGGTACTTGAAAAAGTAGGTCTCATTGATGAGCAATTCTATAATGCCTGGGAACACGTTGATCATACCTATAGAATTATTAAAGCGGGATACCACCCACCTTTTTGGTGGTTTGCTGATCTAGCTGATAGTCATAAACTCTTAACAGAGGCACCTGGAGCCATTGATAATTCTTCAATTGCTAATAAATCTGAAGAGTGGGGTAAGAATGTTTACAGTGGCCGAGAAAAATACCTTCAAAAACATGGGCACTATCCCAATCAGCCACCTTTTGTTCCGAAAGAACAAATTATACAAATGATAAAAAAATTAAAATCATGAATATTTTTAATGATACAAAAATAATAGACTATACTTGGACCGACTTAGGTAACAATAGTATTGTTTTAAAAAACAAACTACAGAATATTACTAACTCCACCTTAGTAGATCTAGGTGTAAGAGGTGGAGTGTCATCGATGATTATGCTCTATCAGTCAATAGATCGTAATAATCGTGTTTTTGGTGTCGATATTGAAAAACAAATCGATGATGATTTAATTAACCACCCTAAGTATACATTTATATATCAAGATTCAATAACAGCGAGTAAAAACTGGAACAGCGGTAAGATAGATGTTTTATTTGTGGACACTCTACATATTAAAGAGCAGGTTCTTTTAGAGTTAAAACATTGGTTACCTCATGTAAAAGATCAAGGACTTATTGTCTTTCATGATACGTGCTGGCCACCTGATAAAAAAGATTTTTATGCAAATTCTTATTGGGATCGCCCTGACGATGGAGTCAAAGAATTCTTTATTTTAAAGGAAATGAATTACGAAGACGAGTTTATAAAGGTTGAAACCTATCCAGAATCTTGGGACATGACATTTGTTCAACTTAAGAACAAAAACCCCGAATTTGGAACAAATACAAACTGGGAAAAAGTTATGACCTTTCCTTATTTTATTAAAGAATAAAATATGAAAATTGTAATATATAACGAACCAGCATACCGTACTGGCGGTGTTGAATCTATATATCAGTTTTGTGATACTGTCAATAGACTTGGCGGAGAGTGTTATATTAAGTTCGTCAATAACGATCATGCCAACCCAATCCCTGATGAGTATAAACGTTATAGGCACGTTAGAATAACTAATAAGGTTGAGGATAACGAAAACATGTTGGTTGTTTATGCAGAAATATGGACAGGCTCATTACAAGAATTTAAAAACTGCAAAAAAGCTGTTTGGTGGTTAAGTGTTGATAATAACAAAAATAATTTCAAGGACTTTAACAACTCAGATATATTACATCTATATCAATCAGAATATGCAAATCAATTTTTAATAAAAAATGGTATTACGAACATTTTACCAGTCTTTGACTACATTGACGGTATTGATAATAACAAATTACCTAAACGAGACATTATTACTTTTAATCCCTTAAAAGGTCTTGAAGCTACAATGCATTTAATAAAAAATTCACAAAAATACAATCTACAGTTTGTGCCTTTACAGGACATGTCTAAAGAGCAAATTATACAAATTTTAAAGCAGTCAAAAGTGTATATAGATTTTGGTCACCACCCGGGAAGAGACCGTATACCACGGGAAGCAGCTCTATGCGATAATATAATACTTACCTCATGTTTTGGTTCAGCTAAAAACGACTTAGATGTCCCTATTTCAAATAAATTTAAACTTAGAGAATTAACATCCCAAACACCCGACTTATTACGCGACGCTCTTAAAAACTATAATACATTAATTACTGAATTTATTCCGTATATTAATGTAGTTCAAAACGACAAACAAACACACGAAAAACAGATATTAAATCTGCTACAACGCTTCACGTAATATGACTATAATAATATTGTCTAATACTGCAAATCCTTCTTATTTTTATCTTTTAAAAGATTGTATTGATAGTATTGACACAAACAAATATTCTGTAATTGTGGTTGAAACGAATAGTAAGCTTAAAGGTAAAAATATTCCATTAAATGCTAAATTTATATTTCCAGAAGAGGAATTTAATTATAATAAATTTATAAACTACGGTTTAAGCTATACAGATGACAATAAAATACTTATTTCTAATAATGACGTTATTTTTTCACCTGGTTGTTTACAAGAAATTGAAACAAAACTAGATATATACGATTCTGTATGCCCTCAAGACGTTAACACCCATAATAATATTCTTGATGATATTGAAGGGACAAAAGTTGGTTATCATGTTATAGGGTGCTGTATTGCTTTTACAAGAAAAACTTTAGGTACTATCGGTCTTTTTGATCCAAAATTTAAATTTTGGTATCAAGATAATGACTATTGTAATAACTTAAAAAAGCATAATCTTAAACATGCTTTATTACAAAATGCAAAAATTAAACATTTGAAAATGCAGAGTCATATTTTATTAAATGAAAAGCATTATGAAATGACGCATGGTATAGAACCTTTTCTTAAAGAAAAATGGCCCGAATACGATTAATTGTTAATAGCTAATATTTTTATGATACTAACTCTAGAAGACATTCTTACATATCAAAAAACTGATCTACAAAATTTATTTTTTTTACAGATTGGCACTAATGACGGTAATGACTTTTTTAACAAGCTATGTCAAAAATACCTACCAAAAAATATTTTACTTATCGAGCCTCATGCAAACTTAAACGAAAGTATTAAACAAAATTATAAAAATCTAAATTATAATATTATTAATATTGCAATAACAGATGACGAAAATATTAAAAATATTAATATGTATAGCTCTACCGGTCGTTCAGAACATAGTTCTATAAAACCTCTTAAAGATTGGAATACCGAACAGGTGTTTGCCACGGTACCGACAAAAACTATAAAAAATGTTTTAAAAGAATTTAATATCGAACACATAAACCTTTTATATATTGATACAGAAGGATTTGACAGTTTTATTATTAATAGTATTTTTAAAAGCAACTTACAAAATAGTTTTGATATAATAGTTTTTGAACATTGGGGTTTTAGTCCTAATGATTATGATAGCCCCAATGAACTTCATGGACTTGAAGGGTTAAAAAATATAGAAAAATTAGCAGAAACTAATAACTTTATATTTGCAGATTTTCAAGCAGATGGGGATAAACCTAACGACAATCACGTAATTTATAAAAAAATATGAAAATTGCATTAATGTGTCCAACTCGAAATAGAATGAATAAGTTACTCACGCTTGTTTCTAGTCTTATTACTACAGTTAAAGATCCAAAAAACGTAATATTGGTTTTAGGAGTCGATGAAGATGATCCTGCTAAAAAATATTATGATTATCTAGAACAAAATGTCTCTATTGTTAAAGTTGTTGAATTTAAAAACAACGGTAAATTTTTAGGTCTATCTACAATGTGGAATGGTATGGCAAAAAAAATCGATGCTGATATTTACGCTATGATTGGGGATGATATGATGTTCAAAACTCAAGCTTGGGATATTGATGTCAATAAAGAATTTGAAAATGCACCCAAAGATAAAATTATTATGGTTCATTGCAATGATGGAATGCGTGGCCCAGGCAATCAATATGCACAAATACCACCGCTTTGTGTAAATTTTTTTATTCATAAAAATTATATTAATACCACAGGGTATTTTGTAGAGCCGTATATGGAAAACACACATCACGATACATGGCCACAAATTGTATTCGACACTTTAAAGAGAACTGTTTATAGACATGATATTCTTATTAAACACCTGCATTACAGTGTTACAGATAACAATCAAGACCCTGTTTCTCAAAATCTTGAAGACCTTCGTAAAGGTATTTGGAATAGTAGACAGTTTATTGAAACATATAAAAAAGAAATTGAAGAAGAAATTAATAAATTAAAAAACTTTATTAATAGTAATGGTTAAAATTTATACACATTATAGCGATAGTCATAAACAACTATATGATGACTTCTTTAAAGCATCGTTAAGAGCTTTATACTCAAAAGAAGAAGTAGCAATAAAAGTACTAAATCACACTCAAACCACTCAAGATGGCATGTTTATGACACAGGGTTGGCTTGATTCAATGGATTTTAAATTAGATGTTATACTTACAGCTATAGAAGAAACATTTAATAGTTGGTTTATATTTGCCGACTGCGATATACAATTTCTTAAACCTTTCGTAACCGATTTACAAGAACAATTAACTGATGTAGATATTGTATGTCAGGAAGATTGTGGAAGTCTTTGCGCTGGTTTTTTTGCATGTAAGAGTAATAACGACACTAAAAAGCTCTTTCAAACTATTAAAAGCACATTTAGATATTTGGTCAATGATCAAGTAGCATTAAACGAGCACAGAAATTTAGTAAAATATAAACTCCTTGATAATAAAAAATATTTTACTATCGGTAACTTCTTCAATAATAAAGATGGCACTCATAACTGGGATAATGTCACAGATATCGTCCCGCCAAAAGAAATTCTCGTACATCATGCTAATTACGTTAAGGGTGTAGCTAACAAATTACAGCTCATTAAAATGATTAAACACAACTATGAAAATTTGGTTTGATTATGATAGTGTAGATTTTACAAAATTTACTTCAGAACAGTTTCTACTTTTACCTTTTTTTTCCGAGGACGTTATTAACAAAGATAATGACTTTAAAAACAATAATTGGCTTCCAGGTATAAAACAGAATATTAAATTAGTTAATAAAGAAGAAGCTGACGTTTTTATATATCCTAAAAAATTTGATTCTAACGTAGTTGAGTACGTCGAACTAGCTAAGCACTACAATAAAAAAGTTTATTGCTTTTATAATGACGATAATAGTTTACCTGTTGCAAGTTTTGATAATCTTGTTTTATATAGAACATCTCTATTAGCTTCGAAGAAAAAAATAAATGAACACGCCATGCCAGCATGGTCTCAAGATTTATTTGTACCAGACAAAGCTTTCAGGCTAAAAGCTAATAAACCGACAGTAGGATTTTGCGGTTACATATCTCACCCGATCCGTAACGATTGTCTTAATATATTAAATCAAAACGAACACATCAATAAAAATTTTATAATAAGAAATAGTTTTTGGGGCGGTGCACCTCATGACTCAAATATCAGAAAAGTGTATGTAGATAATATAGTAAATTCTGATTTTGTTTTATGTTGTAGAGGGGCAGGTAACTTTTCTTACAGATTATACGAAACACTCTCATGCGGTCGCATACCTATTATTATTGATACCGATTGTGTTTACCCGTGCCAGGATAAGACTGATTGGAGTAATACAGGCATTTACGTAACAGATATAAACAATCTTAACACGCTGTTAAATGAATTTTGGTCGTCGATAGCAGAAGATAAATTAATAGCGTTACAGCAAAATATTCGAGAAACATATACGAAATACATTGCTCCAGATGGATTTGCTCAGTATTTGAGTTATAATATATAAATGGTCTATTCATTTTTTGAAGAAATATTTTCTTATGAAAAATTTCCTGTTGAGTATGAATGCTTTAAGCAGCTGAAAGATACGGATCTTAACTATATTGCTGTTCCTTGGACTCAAATTTTAAACAGTCATTGGTTGAACTACCCTAATAAACAACCAAAAGAATTTTACTTTAAAACTCTTAGTAAATTTAAAACAGATCAAACAAATAACTTTACCGTATGTCAACACGATAGTTACATGCTTTTAGAATTATATTATAAACATCTAAACATCACAAAAGTTTTTACACCTCTTCATAGTAAATACAACACTATTGATAATATACAATTTATACCGATACCGTTCACTAGCTCTTTTTCCTTTGAAGAGGTTTTTAAAGATATTTTATTTTCATTTGTAGGTACATACACGTCTCACCCCATAAGAGAAAGAATGAAAGAGCGAATTGTAGGAAACAATATTATCTATAGGGATCAATATCATATCGATCCAAATACGTTTAACAGCACTCTAAAGGTAAGGGAAGAAAAAGAATATCAAAGCATACTTGAACGCAGTATATTTTCATTATGCCCGCGAGGAAGCTCGCCATCATCAGTAAGATTTTGGGAAAGCTTACAGGCGGGGGCTATACCTATTTTAATTTCTGACGACTGGGTTTTACCTGATTGGAATTGGTCAGATACAATAATACAAATACAAGAAAAAGATTTTGAAAAAATGACCTATACAGATATAGAAAATATTTTAACAAATATCGATAAAAAAATAATAATCGAAATGAGATCTAACTGTATAAAAGCTTATGAAGTGTATAAAAAAGAAAATTTTTCAGTTTATATTAAAAAAAATCTTTAGTTTTTAAATGAAAATCTCATTTTGTCAAACATATGGTAATGACCGTAAACAACTTTTAGAAATTAAATTTAGAGATAAAAAATTTCATCAGTTATTAAAATTCTTTGATATTAACATATTTTCATTTCATAACTGTAGTGAAGAACTAATTAACTGGTTTAAACAGAATAATAATATACCTAATTTAAAAATTTTTATTAATAATAATATAACCTACACACAATGTATTAAGAGACTATTAAATGTTGTTGACACCCTTAAAGGTAATTTTTTTCTTTTTCATCAAGACGATACATTTAGTTTTGATAACGATAATGTTGTAATAGAAGATTTATTGCATTTTTTATTTTTAGAAAAAGATATAATGTTAAATTTAATGTTTCAAAAAGATGAATTTCAAAATCTTAAATCTTACAAACATCTAAAAACAATAGAGTTATTTGAAAATAACTCGCAAAATTTCGCAAAACATAAAAAATGGGCATTTGATGATTCCCCTTATATTTGCACTACAAACTATTTACCTATAATATACGATAACAACTATTTACAATATACTGATATTTGGTCTGCTGAACATTATTTAAATCACAAATTTCAACAAATAGATATTAAAAGGTTTGTGACGAATAAGTGCTTGTTTAAAAATTACAATTTTTTAGGTCCAAATAATTGGAATCAGGAATACGAAATTCGAACACTAACTCAAAAACAATTAATTTTAGCATGATGAATATTATAATAGAACCTTCAGGCCGTACAGGTAATAGACTGTTTCAATACGCACTAGGATTAATATTAGCACATGAAAAACACGCGCGTTTTTGTGCTCCTTCGTTACCTTATTTTAATAGTATTAAATCCCAATCACCTGAATCTAACGATCTAACTACAATAAGAACATCAACATTTGGTAATCAATATTATGATTTTGATTTTTTATTGAACACAAATCAAAATATTATTATAGACAGTTACGTTCAAAAGGTTAAACCTTTACTTAAACATCGTGAATGGTTAAAAGAGCAATTAGCAATTAATAACACATTAAATGATATACCTGCTGACAATGAACTTGTTATGCATATTAGAGAAACAGATTATAAAAATATAAATGCATATTTAGGAGATACGTTTTACAGAAATTTTTTAAAACAAATGCAGTACACTAATGTTTCAATAGTTACTGATAATATAAATTCACCTCTAATACAAGATTTAAAAGCTCAAGGCTGTAATATTTTAACTCCTGCCCCGTGTACAAATTGGCAGTACCCATACTTCACAGACAGTGAAGCGAATGATTTCAATTACATGTTGTATGCAAAAAATCTTTTTATCTCCCAGTCTACATTTTCTTGGTGGGCTGCCTTTCTTGGTAATCAAAATATTGTTTATTTTCCATTTTTGCAAACAGGTGGAATATGGCCAGCGATACCGGGAACAGATGATATTGATTTGTTTATTCCAGAAAATAATTGTAAAAAAGTTTTATTAATTGCTGAACCAAATACAAATATTTAAAAATTATGAATTATGTATTAGTCAGTCTAGGGCCAACACCTCCACATTTAAGGTCTTGCTTGAGACAAATACTAAGTGTAGACACCACTTCTAAAATCTATCTAATTACGGATCAAAATATAGTTATTGAAAACGTCAATATTATCAATAAGAATGACCTTAGTATACCCGATATTGGTAATTACCTAAAATATAATCCTGATCCTCTCTGGTATACCTCTTTATTAAGAATCTTTTTATTAAATACTTTTATACAAAATAAAAAAGAACCAACTATTCACTTTGATAATGATGTACTAGTATATTACCCTAGTTCTGTTATCAATAACATTACTGAGAACAAAGTATATATAACTCCACATAAAAAAACAGAATTTACATTCGGTTTTAGTGTTATTAAAAATTTTTCTTGTTTTAACGATATAACAAAAAAAATATATTCCCTCATTTTACAAGGGGAGGGAAAAGTTAAAGAGATGTTAGGTGAAACACATGAAATGAGGCTACTAGGTTATTGTGGCCACGACCTCATAACACCTCTACCTGTTCACCCTACTTTTATACCCAACACACAATATATTTTTGATCCCTCCTCATACGGGCAATTCATAGACGGAACTCCGAACGGCCATAGTCCAGGCTTTATAGATTCAACACAAATAGTGGGAGGATGTTTACAAAAAACACCTCCTAATATTATTTTTAAAAATAAAAAACCTCTTCTTGTTTTTAACAAAAAAGAATATAAAATATACAATCTCCACGTACATAGTAAAAACCTTCAAAAATATGAAGCATGACATTATTATCCCTTATCATCCAAAAGATGCGTATACTATCGATGAATGTATAAAATCATGTAATAATGTTGCAAACAAGAATAATATTTTTATCATTTCATCCGAAATGTTTGATCACCCTAATGTGAAATGGATAGATGAAAAGATTTTTCCCTTCACAAAAAAAGATATAACCTTAATAAATCCGCAAATACCTCAAGATAGAGCTGGTTGGTATTACCAGCAGCTAGTTAAACTACATTTATTCTTGATTGAGGAGTTAACAGAAACATTTTTAGTTTTAGATTCAGATGTTATTTTTTTAAAGACCGTAAATTTTATAGAAGAAGAAACACCTCTTTATTCGTACACACACGAATATACACCTGATTATTTTGACTGCATGACCCGTTTAAACCCCTTCTTTGAGAGGAGTGTAAATGTCTCAGGTATTTGTCATCACATGATGTTTGAAAAATGTATTTTAAAAGAGATCTTTGATTTAATAAGCAAACCTAATAAAGAGGTCTGGCAAACTATTATCGAAAATATCAATAATTGGCATCACGGTTTTTCAGAATATGAGTTATACTTTCATTACATACATAAAAAATATCCTAGTAGATATAAAATACGTAAACTAATTTATGAAGACGTTTTTGATTTTAAAAATACATTAAACTTAACTCATGTTGATTACATAGCTAATCATGAATGGAAAAGACAAGAAATTTTAAAAACATGAATTTTATAACAGGTGAAAAGTTTCAAGAACTAACAGAGGTTTCTATTGCTCTAAATGTTGAGAGTAATTTTGCTTCAGATTTAGTCAAAACACAACTCAAAAATATAAAAGTTGAGTGTTACGTGTTTGATCCAAACACCCCTGTTAACCCAATACCAGATAAAATAAAGTACGCTAAAAGTATATTTGTCTACACTCATATATTGCCCTTTTTCTTTGAAAAAGTATTTCCGCAAATTGAATCAACCTTTACACTTGTAACCCATAATAGTGATAACGGCGTTGATTCCTCGATGCTTCAATATCTTGTTTCTAACAAAATTAAGAAATGGTTTTGTCAGAACAAGTATACAACTCACCCAAATCTATTCTCACTACCAATAGCTATAGCAAATAGTCAATGGCCGCATGGCAACTTACAAGCTCTTCAAGAAACTATCTATCAAGACTTACCTAAAATAAACTTAGTACATAAAAGTTTTGATATGTCTACAAACCCTGAACATAGACATCAAGCTAACAATGATACAAGTCAAAATGGATTTCAAATGGCTCAATACACACCATTTTCTAATTATATTAGACAAATAAAGCAATCTAATTTTAGTTTTGCACCCCTTGGCAATGGTGCTGATTGTCACCGTATTTGGGAATGTTTATATCTTGGTTGTGTGCCTATTGTACCAAAAACAGAGTACTGCTTCGATGACTTCAAACATTTACCTATACTATTTGTAGACAACTATAAAGATATCACAAAAGAATTTTTAGAACAACAAATCAACAATTTTTACCCCTTTTCTAAGTTTAATTTAGAGATGCTTGAGCTTAATTATTGGAAAGAAAAAATTAATTATGACTAACATTTGCAAAATATTATCTGATTCTTTATGTGATAAGCATTTTATACCAAGAGATCCAAACGTCCATGGCCGACAAGCGCATAGATACGGTCCAATATATGACCTACTTTTTCACTCTCAAGCTCATAAAGTTGGAAGACCGCTTAAAATTTTAGAAATTGGTGTCGCTACAGGTATAAGTCTGGTAATTTGGTCTAATTTAGACTTTGTTGAGCATGTAGTTGGAATAGACATTCTTGAACCAGAAATACCTCTTAACAATAAAATAACGTTTTATAAACAAGACGCATATACACTAGAAACTATTTCTGCTCTTAAAGAAAAACACGGTTTATTTGATATAATAATTGATGATGGAAGTCATGCATGGGAGCATCAAGAATTTTTTCTAAAAAATTATGATGAATTACTTTCAGAAAAAGGTATGCTATATTGTGAAGATATTCATACTTCATTTTTAGGTAATCTAAACAACATAAAAGACGATTTAAAATTATATATAATAGATTTAAGCAGAAATATTAATGTCGATAATAATGATTATATTGTTTTAAAGTATAAAGAAAATGCCGTATGAAAGTCTGCACTGTAATACTAACTTACGACTCGCCTTTATATAATCATTTTGATAATATTAAAAGAAAATATCTCACTAAACATAATGAAGAGTTTTATTTTTTGTATAATGGTTTAGATAATACTAAACATAACATAGACAATCGTCAATTAAATTACTATTCAAATGAAGGTTTAATACCGGTTATGTACAATAAATTTATCGACCTTATCGATAAAAACTTTTTTGTAGACTACGATTATGTTATTAGATGTAATAGTTCAACTTTTATAAATATTGAGCTTATTAAAAAATTTATTAGTTCTAATAATAGTAAAGAGTTATATATGGGTAGTTATGAGCCCGATTGGGATTTTATTTCTGGAACCTGCTGTGTTTTTTCACAAGATATTCTTCAAAGACTTAATATTCTAAGACATCATACCAATTTACAAAATTTTATAGAAGATGATGTAGTTATCGGTAAAATATTAACAGCAGCTGGTGTCAAAAAAACGCATTTAGATATGTATAAATTTGATAGCTATAAAGAACAACCAACCGTTGAAGCCATTAAAGAGTCTTTAAAATACCCTTTAATAAGAGTTAGAAATGATTTTAATAGAGAACATATTGATACATTTATTTGGGATAAAATTGCCGAAATAATGTGTTAATTGCAAAAAATAATAAGCACTATATAATATATTGTATGAAAAGAATTGTTGTTTGTGGAGCTGGTGGATTTATTGGTTCCCATCTTGTTAAAAGATTAAAATCACAAGGTCATTGGGTCCGTGGTGTTGATATTAAATACCCTGAATTTTCTGAAACAGCTGCAGACGATTTTATTGGTGGAGATCTTAGAGATACAGGATTAGTTAATCTCATTTTAAAAGATAATATTGACGAAGTTTATCAATTAGCAGCTGATATGGGTGGTGCTGGCTATATTTTCACTGGAGAACACGATGCTGATGTTATGCATAACTCTGCTACAATTAATTTAAATATCGCTCAAAGTTGTGTAGTACATAAAATTAAAAAAGTATTTTATAGTAGTAGTGCCTGTATTTATCCTGAACACAACCAGTTAGATCCAAATAACCCTAACTGTGAAGAAAGTTCAGCCTATCCGGCAAATCCAGATAGCGAATACGGATGGGAAAAACTATTTAGTGAAAGAATGTTTTTAGCTTATGCTCGTAATTACAACTTACAGGTACGTATAGCTCGCTTTCACAATATCTATGGACCAGAGGGTTCATGGAATAACGGTAAAGAAAAAGCTCCAGCTGCTATTTGTAGAAAAGTAGCTGGAGCTAGAGATGGTGGTGAGATTGAGATTTGGGGCGACGGTGAACAAACGAGAAGTTTTCTTTATATAGATGAATGTTTAGATGGTGTGTTGCGTCTTATGGAATCAGATTTTCAAGGACCTATCAATATTGGATCTGATGAAATGGTAACTATTAATCAACTTGTAGATGTTGCAGCTGGTATTGCAAACAAACAAGTAACTAAAAAACACATACCTGGCCCACTTGGTGTCCGAGGGAGAACATCAGACAATAGACTTATTTTTGAAAAACTTAATTGGAGACCAAACTACCCGTTAAAAGATGGTATTGAGAAGACGTATAACTGGATAGTTGAGCAAATAGCAAAGTAGTGTATACTGTATTAAGTGCGTCTAGTAAATTTTAAATCTCTTACAATCAAGAACTTCCTCTCTGTCGGGGAAACACCAGTAACTATTAATTTTCAAACTGGTGTAAATGTCATTACCGGAACAAATTACGACAAGGAAGATTCTAAGAACGGTGTAGGCAAATCAACTATTGCTGATGCTTTGTACTTTGCTTTGTTCGGAACAACTATTAGAGAGCTTTCCAAAGACTTAATAGTCAATTCTTTCACAAAGAAGAAATGCGAAGTAGTACTTGATATTGATATCGAAAACGGAAATGGTTTGTCCCAGTACCGTATCACAAGAACCATTAATCCCACAAAGTGTCATATGACCAAGAACGGTGAAGATATTACCCGTTCTACAATGGCCAAGACGAATGAGTACATTCAAAAGCTTGTTTTATCAAATGGTAAGATCTTTCAGAACTCAGTCATTATGACCATCAATAACACTGTGCCTTTTATGGCTCAGTCTAAAATTGATAAGAGAAAATTTATTGAAAGTATTCTTAGTCTTGAAATCTTCTCTGAAATGCTTTCTAAGGCTAGAGAAGAGCACAATATCTTAAAGAAGGATTACGAAGTACTCTTTACTAAAGTAGAAGGAATTGAAAAAGGTTATAAGTTCAATAAAGAACAGCTTGATACATTTGAAGAGAATAAAAAACAGAAAATTGCTGAGATTGAAAAACGTATTGCCGAAAACAAAGTTAAAATAGCCGATTTAATAAAACAAATTAAACAGCTCCCAGACGACGTCATGCAAAAGCTTGATGAAAAAGAACAATCTTGTAAAGACGAATTAGTCAATATTCAGAAAGACTACAAACAGGCCTATCAAACCTTAGCTGATATTAAAAGTAAGATTAGTCATATAGAGGACCAATTAGAAGAGATTGAAAAAGTAGGTGCTATTTGTACTACTTGTAAGAGGGCTTATTCTAACGACGATCTAAAGCATAAAGAAGCTAATAAAAAAGAACTTAATATCAGGCTTAAGGGCCTCAACAAAGAGTTAATCGCTGCACAAAAAACCTTAGATAAGGTTAACTCTGATCAATCTAAAAAAGAAAAAGAACTCAAAGATATTCAAGATAAAAAGAACGTAGTAAGAGATGTTATTAGCAATAATAAAAACACTGAAACTAAAATCAGCCTTATTAACGAAAATATTCAGGCACTTCTAAAAGAAATCAAAGAAGTTCAAAAACTAACCAACGAAGCTTTAGAGAATGTAGTAAAAGAACTCGAGGAAAAACTTAAAATCGGTAAAAAAAGTCTTGAAAAGCTCGATAAAGATTGCTCAGTACTCGAATGTGTTAAGTTTGTAGTGTCCGAAGAAGGTGTAAAATCTTACATCGTTAAAAAGATCCTAGCCGTCCTTAACGGACGTA